CTGTATAGGCTTCATTTATAAATGTGTATATTTAGACTCCCCACTTACTTATAAATGAGGGCCTAAATAGCCTATACTGTATTAAAAAAATACGTCGATGAAACCACGGGCAAAGGATTCACCGGTATACCGGGAGGATATCCAGCTAATGCTGTTCTGGAATAGGGGGATTGTCTACAAAGCGCTCCGGCTGGCGCGGTTGGGACATATGTATTTATTGTTTTCTTGGGGGAATAACATTGAAAACCCAATCGACTCTCATCAGATAATCCAACAAAAGGTTGTATCATATAACTCGCATACCCTGAATTGTAATCCACAGCATGAACTACGCACACATAAATCGTGCCGAAATCATTTTCGGCATCACAAATGCCAGCATACTTAGCTGCTGATCCAACGTAATTATGCATATTCATGTTTGGAATTTCAAACTCTAGAGTAATAACTTTTTGCGAAGAACTACTATTGTTCGCCGCACTTCCTGAATAATTATAACCTTCTGCTGTGTCGATTTGAGGCAATGGGTATTGCTTTTCTTTAACTCTGAAACCTACTGCATTCTTGAACTGCTCCAAGGCCGCTGCATCCGTCGGTAAAAGTGATGGTGTTGGTGAAACTAAACTATTGGTTTGATTAAAAACAAAAGAAGAAGGAGGGGCATATACTAAACTAGCCGCATTTGCACCTACGACCTTCAGGCGGATTTTAAAACCACCTGCTACACCTAAAAAATGAGAAGTAAATGCTTGAAATGCATCACAATCACTATTATAATTACTAATAAGGTCAAAAATTCTAATCGGGACTATTGACTCAGCGGGTGAGGTTGGAGATAACTCGAAAGCTATCGGTTTCTGCGGATACATAAACCTAACATAATCTCTAATAGATTTGTTCGGCTGAAAAGACATTAACGCGAGATTATTATATGGCTCTGGTTTAGTTAACAAGGGATCTTGGGAAGAAGGAGAGACTAACGTTTCAACTCCACTCTCGATCTTCCAACCAGAGGATACAATGCCAATTTGATCTTCACCCCATGGTTTCTTATACTTAATTTTGTCTGTAACTTGGATTAAAGGCCCTTTAATCATACTATACTTAGCAGACTTATAGTTGTGAGTATCCGCATTAAGATTACGTAGCGTCTCTACTGTATTCTTAGTCACAAAACCTATAGTTTCCCAATCATCCCCCTCTACTGGCGTGACAAATTCCGGCTTTTGCACCCATAGTTTCGCTCTTCGTCTTTTTAAAATCCTAAGGCGCTTTGCTTTTTCTTTATCACCCAACTTACCAGGAGTAACTACTTCCAACGGGCTTTTGCTTTGTAACATGCTGTTATCAAGCTTGTCTACAAAATAATCATAACTCACTCCACTCGCCGTTGTCAAAGTGGAAAAGGTTGGGATTGATGTCTTGGCTATGGTAACGTTGTCCGTTGCATAACCGGAAAACTCAAGATCATCGCTCCCTGAAATATAAACATTAAACGTAATACTAGTCGGAACATTTGAATTGTACACCAAGGGCTGCACTAAATAACCATAAACCACACCGTGGTTAACTGCATTCAGTACAAAGTCTTTAGTGCATTCTAACTGCCTAAAACTACTGCAAAATGGAAGATCAATAGTTTGAATTTGTCCGCCAGCTGAAAACTCTAACGTATCTGTGTTCATATTATGTATTTGGTCGTAACGAGGAACGTAAGCGGCATTATCATGGATCATGCCACCGTTAACTGCGTATTGCTTCAATATAATTATCTTAGCAAAGTGAAAACTCGTACAAACAGCCTGTAAATGGAGCTTTAAACCACCTCTCCAATATCTAGAATTCTCATAAAGAGTTCTCAACATGGAGTAATAACTCGTGGTAGCTACCCTACCAGAGGCAGAAGCTTCTACCATTGGTGTCATCGGGTAAGCGAACAAATTCTTCCCCGCTGGGGTACTACTAGTAATTTTAAATTTGCCCACATACACAGGTTTGGACGTTAAATAATTCACATCCATCTCGTCTTGTTTGGTTCGGAAATAATAATCATCATAAACTCGGGTAAATAAAGCATGATTATCTAACTTCTCAAATTTTGTGGTCACATCAACATTGTTTTGGAAATTTCTGTGACCTACTATAACTCTATGGTTTATAACTGGGTCATTTGGATTATGAAACCCAGTCAGAGAACGGATCGTTGATCTACCATAATCGATCAAATCACCGGCTACCGTTTTTAACCCTTTTGCTGTCTCATCAAGTAGTGTGGTTGGTAGCCTCCACAAACTATTTAAGAAGGACGCTCCAGCTTCAGATTTGTAATCTACAGAGCACCCACAATCACCACTTATCTTAGACTCTCTAACTACTTTCGCGTTTCCGCGCATTTTTGAGAGTCTAGAACCGCACTGCACTTGCCATTCCATAGCGCCAACTCGAGGTACGTAAAACTCGGCTTCTTTAAATATTGCATGAACAGAAACAGATAAAACTGTTGCTGATCCAGTTGCTGTAGTCAAGGGATCCATAACAAACAACACCAAATCACACACATCCGTACCAAAAATGCTATGATCTATGGTTTCGTCATCAGCAACTAAATCAGGTACATTGTTCCTCCTCAAAGTGGAAGGAGAATAAAAAGGTAACTCTAGGCACACTGATGTGGCTTCTGAAGCATTCAGAAACACATGAGGTGCACATAACACTTGATTAGGGTTTTCTATTGGAGGGGATCCGTGGGGAATGGCGGCAGCCAAAATTAGTCCCTGATGGGTAGGGGTACCAGAAACTTGCAACAATGCACACATTCTTAACTGATTAAAGGTCGATGTACTAAAAGGTGCTGTTATTGTAGGGTTCGTGATGGCGGCCGCAGGAAAAGCGTAACGCGCTAACTCGGTAAATTGGGCATTCGTAGTTGCCCAATTCGACACAGTAACTAAAAATGGCTTATCGACTATTAAATCGAAATCCATTTTATAATCCTTCGGTAAATGAGTAACTTTTGGTTTTTCGGAAAAAAGAGGATTAACTTCTATAATATCTTTGGTTCTCAAAGATGT